TAGGGGGAACTATTATAGGCTTTGGAGCCTCAAAGGTTGCTATAACGGATGACCTTTATAGAGGCCTAGAGGATGCTTTGAGCGACACAATCAATGATAGGATAATCCAATGGAAAGAGGCTACTCACGATTCTCGTTTAGAGAGTGGATGCGCTCGAATCGATATAGGGACGCGTTGGAGCGTTAACGATGTTATAGGGCGAAATATTGAAGCGGGAATTTATGATAAATCTTTAATCATTTCGGCCCTGGATAATAACGATCTAACATTTTGTGAGGCGGTTAAATCGACGGATGAATATTTAGAAATGCGGAAGCGGCTCCCGAAAGAAATTTGGCTAGCCGAATATCAACAAAGCCCCGTGGATTTAGAGGGCCGTTTATTTGGCGGATTGAAACTATTAACGGAATCTGAATTCGATGAAATAACGAACGCTAAAAAAACAAGGGAGAATCCTCTAGGCATTGACGGTTGTATAGGTTATATAGATGTGGCCGACCAGGGGAATGATTATACGGCTTTGTTGATAGGGGCCTTAATTGGGAATCAAATCTATTTAGTGGATTATTTATTTAGCCGTGAAAACACAGATATTACGATCCCTATGGCGGCCGCAAAATTAAATAAATGGAACGTTAGTTATTGCCGTGTGGAATCTAACGCCATGGGGGCGATGTATTCTAGAAATTTGCAAAAAATGGTTAAAACTCGAATATTGCAAGTTCATAACCAACAGAACAAAATGACTAGGATAATCATGCAAAGCGCATTCATTTTAAACACATTTAATTTTGTTGAACGAAAGGATGCTAACTATTATCAATTTATAGAGAATCTAGCGGCTTTCTCTAAAGAGGGAAAGAATAAGAACGATGACGCACCCGATTGCGCTGCGGGGCTTTCAATGTTCATTCAATCGATGTTTAAAAATTTGAGATAAAAAAACCCCCTCATAAATGAGAGGGCGGCGCTGCGGGAAATAACCCCTCTATTAAAAGGGCCGTTTCGGCATCGCTCTAAATTCCAATTATCAAACGGATTTCCTCATCGCTTAAATTTATCCCTGCGGCTTGCGCTTTGGTTATAACATCGGCTCTTAAATTCATCGCCGAGGCTTTAGCGTTTTCATCTTGTTGCAAAATCGGTAAATGAGAAAAATCAGCGGTTAATGTTAAGCCCTCTAAATCTAGTCCCAACTGATGAGTTAATGACGAATAAAGTTGTTCGGTTTCGGGGATAATGGTATCAGTATAAGCCATACGAACGCCCTCTTTAACATTTGAGAATGTGGCCCCTTTATCCTGGCTAAAGATGTAAGAATTTAATCCAAAGGCATCGATTAAAGCCAATTTATCGGCGTTTAGTTCCTCAAATAACATTAAATCCTTTGTCGGATAAGACATAGGTTGCCAATTAACGTCCGCCTCGGTTATAATTAATTCATCTTTTGAACGTCTGTACCAATCGTTTCGAATTTCGGCCTTTTCTTCGGGCGTCATGGGGATAGCGCCACCAATATCATTTGATTTCGCCGATAGAATTCCTATCGCTCCGATATTTTCTAATAGAACGTTTCGTTTGTTATATTGAGCCTTTAAATTAGATAAAGGAAATTTTAAAGAATCAATTCTAGAGGATGGATTCACTATCGAAATTCCGTCGGGAGTTGTGAAATATAAAACATCGTCCATCGACAATTTCTCGTTAGTATCCTCATCGTAATTAAACGTAAAGGAATCTATTAAACCGCCCTGCTCCATTTGCTTTAATTTACGGCCCGATAGGTTTATTCGCATTTTATCCGATGGGAGCGGAACGATTAAATTTCGAACATTAAAAGAACGTTTCGGGCAATAAGCGAAAGCATTCGACCAAAGCCCGTCATTAACTGAAATGCAAAAAATAACATCACTCCAGGATTGAGTTGGATTTGGTTTTTTAATTAAATCTAAAACCCAATGATTCTCAACAATATTCCCGTCAGAATCCTTTAGAACGGGAACGCCTGCGGACATCATTGAAGCCCGTCTATCGATCACCATTCTTAACTCGGGAATCTCGATATAATGGCGGAAAGCGTTAGTTGTATCTATCCAAACGGCGGTTTTTTGGCCCCATATCCTAGTATGGTAGGGGTTCCAATTCATGAATTGATTAATAAATCGGTTATTATTGTTAAAAAGGTCTATTCCAAAGAATGAGCGCCACAAGGATGGGTTAAAATTATTTTCCATATTTCGAAAAAAATGTTATTTATTTACAAATTTACTATTTTTGTAATCAAACAGACAAAATATGTCAAAACAACTTAACACTTATAATCTGAAAGCGGCGGATATGACGCTCAAAGATTTTGACGAGGGAAGCCGAAAGGTTTCGATGTATCTCGCACGTTTCGATATTAAGGATTCGGATTCGGATATAATTAGAAAAGGAGCGTTTACTAAATCAATCCAGGAAAGAGGGCCACAATCAAACTCAAATAGAAAGATAGCATATTTGCGATACCATAACTGGGAGATGCCGATAGGAAAGTTTTTAGAATTGAATGAGGACGATAAAGGACTTTTTGCCGTTGCTCATTTGAGCGAATCAACTGCGGGAGCGGATGCGATGGCGGATTATAAAGAGGGAATCATTCGAGAGCATTCTATCGGATTTCGATATATCCAGGATAAAATTAGATTCATCGATTTAGGCGATGAGAATAGTTATTACGATGTAACAGAAGTTCAATTATTTGAGGGAAGCGCCGTAACTTTCGGAGCGAATGAATTCACTTATACAATTGACGTTGCAAAATCGGAGAGTAAAATCGAAATGGCAAAGCGCCTGCACGATGAGATAAATATTATCGGGAAATCTTTATCAACGGGCCAGGGTTCGGACGAGAGATTATATTCCCTAGAAATGAGATTAAAATTTTTGAACGCCAGGTTTTTAGAACTCGCAAACATGGAGCCGTTTGTTAAAGAACATTCAAAGAGCGAGCCTATCGAAAAACCGACCTTTAATTGGAATAATGTAATAAACAAACTTTAAAAAACAAAAAAAGTGGAAAATCAAAATTTAACACCCGAGGAAGTTGTAAGCCGTATTGAGGCTAAAATCAACGAGAAAACACAAGGATTCGTTTCTAAAGAGGAAATGGTATCTATTAAAAGCGATTTGGCTGCGGTTAAAGAACTTGCAGAAAAATCAGATTTGACAGAGGTTAAATCAACTATTGCTAAAATCGAGGGCCTAGTTGAGGGATTGAAAGAAGAGAAAGTATCGCCACGTTCGGTTGCACGCACTTTGGGCGAAGCAATTTCTAACGCTTACGAGAAATCCATCGAGCAAATCAAAAGCCTAAAGGCAGGGCAAACATTGGAACTTGACGTTAAAGCGGCAGGAACAATGACAATCGACAACAATTATAGTGGCGGAACGGTTGGCCTTTCAACACTAGAGCCAGGAGTAACTCGAGTTCAAAGACGTAGACCATTTTTGCGTTCTTTGGTAAATGCAGCGGGAACAACTTCACGTTACGTTGTATGGATTGAACAAGCAAACCCAGACCCAGGGGTTGCAGGAATGACCGCGGAGGGCGCTGAAAAGGCTCAAACTGATTTTGATTTAGTTGAGCGTTCTAGCGAGGTTCGCAAAGTAACTGCGTTCATTAAGGTTTCAAAAGAAATGTTGGCGGACATCGCCTTTATGAGAGGCGAAATCAACGCAGAACTTATGGAATTGGTTTCTCTTAAATTGGATGAGCAAATCCTTTTAGGGGATGGAACTGCATCTAACCTAACGGGTATCGATTTAAATGCTACTCCATGGGCTGCGGGAACATTTGCAGGAACAATACCATCGGCTAACGAAACAGACGTTTTGCGAGTGGCTATCGCTCAAATCGCACAAGCAAATTTCGAGGCTAACTATATCGTGTTAAATCCTGCGGATGCAGCGGCTCTAGAGTTGACTAAAACGCAAACGGGAGAGTATACTTATCCTATTAACATGGTTTATGGAATGCCAAAAACGGTTTACGGAGTGCCAGTTATCGAAAACAATTTGATTCCTGCGGGCGAGTTCTACGTTGGAGATTTCACTAAATGTAACCTAAGAATGCGTGAAGACATGAACATTCAAGTTGGTTATGTTAATGACGATTTCACTAAAAACCTTGTAACAATTTTGTGCGAGGCTAGAGCGGCTAATTTCGTTAAAGTAAATCATTACGGAGCGTTCGTTAAAGGTGACTTTGCAACTGCAAAAGCGGCTTTGGAATTGATTCCATAATTTAAAAAAAAATAATGGGAGCGCCTAGAGAAATCGAATCGCTCCCTTTCTTAAATCTAGGCTATGGCTGAAAAGAAAACAACTAGAAAAGTAACCCCAAAGGCGGAAGTAATCGAGCCAAAAGCGGAAATTAAATTTATTTTGCATAAAACTTATAAAGTCGAGGCTCTAGAGGGTGCAAAACATTTGATTCCAGGCCGTATTTATGAGGTTTCGGGAGTTATAGCGCAGGAATTAGTAAAAAAGGGTTTCGTTAAAGCGGTTTAACATGATTATTCTACAACTATCGGACTTCGAGAGCGGAAAATTTGAACTTCATACGGGAATGTATGCCGTTAATAACCTGCAACAATATATCGATAAATATGAAAAAAGATATATTTTAGATTTATTAGGGGCAACTCTAGGAAATGAGTTTATAAATGATTTGGATTTAGGAATGGGGATGCCAACAGAACAAAGGTTTATTGATATATTCGAGCCTATCGAGTTGGATTGGAACCTTTGCTTAATTCTATCCGATGGAATGAAAGAAATGTTAAAAGGTTTTATTTATTATGAATATTTAAAAGACCAAGTGGCCCAGGTGACTGCGGTAGGGATGGTCACTCCGAAAGGAGAGAATTCAGAAAGAATAAACTCTTTATTTACTCAAATGTACACAAGATATAACGATGCGGCTCGCTCTTATAAAGGCGTTCAAAACTATATTTGGACGAGGCGCGGCGATTATACGGGATTCAATGGGAGAGCAAAACAATTTATAACCTGGTTATAATGGATGAAATCACGCAAATAGTAGGGGAAATTGTATCTAAAATCGATCGTGCGATTTATGGAACTATCAACCCATCTAGCGGAGTGAATGAATTTTGCGCGACGAAATGGGGCAGAAAAGGAAAGTATCTAGAGGATTCGAATTCGGTATTATTTAGAATAGAATCTATCGATTATGATAACTCAATAGATGCGGTTTCAATGCCTGCGGGAACTCTTTTTGATTCGGGAGCGTATTTATTGCCCGAACCGTTTTATATCAGTGGAACTAAGTTAGCGACTAATCGAGAGTGGACTATCGCGGATAGTAATTTAATGAAAAAAACGCCTATCATTTGGCTATTGGAAACAATCGACGAGGAAAGGTTCGGCCGTGGGGATTCGAGAGAATTCGATGCGAGCCTTAGAATCTTTTTTCTAGATGAAACCGACATTAAAAACTATTATACGGAAGACCATCGACGTGAGGTTGTTTTGCCGATGCAAAATCTAGTTGAGGCTTTTATTGAGGCCATAAACGCAGATTTAAGATTTAAGCCTTTGGATTCGTATAGGATGAAAACATTTTCACGATTCGGAGTTGAGCAAGAAAATGGAATGTTTCAAAATATTCTAGATGCCAACCTTTCGGGAGTTGAATTAAATTTATCCTTAACAAAATTCAAAGCAAATTGTAAATGTTAAATAAAGTATTCACGCCTTAAAAAATAGAAAAAATGGCTATTGGATGTAATTGTAATATAGGACTTTCCAACACGGGACGTCCGAACTGCGTGCCACTTTTTAGTGTGGTTAGTAGTTTAATCGCGGTTCCTATGTTTGCGAACGATGGAACGGCGAACGGAATCGATTTAAATGCACCGCTCCCAACATGGGCAGACCTTGTAAATGAAGCGGACGCATCTAAAAGATGGTTCCCTATTCCTGCTTTTGAAAATGTTGAGATGCCTAAAGCAGACTCTCAATTTGAAGAGGCTAATAGTGGGAGAATGGTATTTTTGCGCCAGGGAAAACGCTCTTTTGCGGGCGAACTTTGGGCGGACGATTCAACTCCAACTTTCCTAGGAAAATTGCAGGCTAACAGATGTGTTGACTTCGGAGTTTATATCGTAGATATCAACGGGAATCTAATCGGCTCACAAGTTGGTGACGTTCTTTATCCTATCCAGGTGGACAATCCGTCATGGGACCCTAAATTTGCTTTCGCAACTGATTCGACAACTCAAAAAATCATGTTGGGATTTGATTTCGATAGATTATTTGACGAATCAACAATGTACATGATCACGCCTAGCGAGGCAGGAGTAGATTTTACAACATTGAAAGGTTTAATTGACGTTGAACTTTCAGTTGTTTCTAGTTTCCTTAGTTCGGTAATTTTAGACGCTAAATTCCATTACGGAACGGCTTTGAACAAAATATTATTCCAGGGAGCCTCAATTTCGGATTTTGTTGTTTTCAACAACTCAACATCTTCGGTTGTGACTTTGGCGTCAAGTTTTGAGGGGCCTAACGGAACGTATACCTTAAGTTATTCGGCGGCACAGACGCTAGGGGATAGTATAACTATCACAATAGATAAAACTGGGTACGTTGGTTCTGTAACAACGCTTATTTAATTAGTCGTAATGGCTGCTAAAGCGACGAGGAAAGAAATTTCATTCGATAGGGCGGGGATGCTAAATTTTCGCTCTATCAATGAGGCTCTTAAATATTTCTCGGAACCGAAAAACGGAGCGCGCTCTAAACGTTCAATTTCTAAACTTTTTAACAAGTCTTACGAACTCAAAGTTGGTTTTTTATCAATTAACATGGCGGCTTTTTTAGAAAGCCCGAAAGCCTTTGAAAGTTTAAAAGATAACGTTTTAAAAAATAAAACTTTAGCGCAAAAATTAGAAATAGAAATTGAAAAATGGGTAAAAGAAAATAACGGGAAAGATATTTCTAGCCCGGTTAAAGATTTAAAAAACGTTGAATTAGAACAAAAAGAAGCGGCGATTGAAGCCGATTTAAGTAACGAAAATTTGTAAATAATTCTTTCTTAAATCTAAACCTAAAGAGCGGTAGAATTAATTTTCTATCGCTTTTTTTTGTCTAAAAATTATAGGATTAAATATTAATCAGCGCATTGATTAGAAAATAATCACCACAGAACCCTTACCACATAAGCAAAACGCAGTACTCTGAAAAGACGAATGAATATATCACTAACAACTAAAACCTCTTAAAACGCACAAAAACAGTCTTAAAATAGATTTTGGAAATATCAACTATTTTGCGATAAAAATTCGTTTATCTTTGTAAATATGTTAAAGGAAACAATATTATATCAAAGGATGAGGGCCATAGCAAACGGCCCAGGCGATGACTTTGTTTGGCTCAAAACATTCAATTATGAATTTAAAAAGGAAATAATTTCCCTAATTCAAAACGATCAATTAACGGATAAAGGAATAGATGAGGCGGGGCAAATAATCGGATATTATTCCTATGTAACGGAACTAATAACAAGGGGCCAAAAGCAACAAGGAGAGCCGTATAATTTAAACGATACGGGGGCATTTTATCGCTCAATGATAGTGAATGTATTTAGAGATTCTTTTGTTATCGATGCGGATGCCGACAAAGGCCAGGATAATCTATTTGAAAAATACGGCACGGGAATAATAGGATTAACAGATGAAAATTTACAAAAGGTGGCGCTCAAAATCGGGGAAAAATATCGATTCGAAATGGAGCAATTATTATTTGGAATTGGATGAATTTCCTCTTTATAATTGGATAAAATGCCAGGATGGGGAGTTAATTTATTGCAGGCGAGAGATAGGGAACAATATCGAAATAGAACTCGATGTGGATGCCTGGAACAAACTTTATGATAGTTATATTAAAAGGTTTGGCCTAGGAAAACTTTATAAACGAATGCTTTCAGTAATGAAAGAAAAGGCATTAATTGAATGCGATTTCACGATCAGTCGGGATAGATTCAAGTTAACGCAAATTGAGATTAAAGAGGCGGAATTAAATTCAATGCTAAATAATAGAGGGCAGGGAATGACAATCGAGCAAACGTTAATATATTTAGGGAAATGGCTAGGATATAGGCTAAATCCTAAAGAGATAAATGTAATAGAGTATTATAATATTTTAGACGAATATGGCAAAGCAAATAAAAAGGACTGATATTGTCGAAGATGACATTTTTAAAGTAACAAGGGATTCGGCAAAGGAAACTCTAGAGGTTCTAGATAAATTAAATGCGGGCTTTAAAGAATCGGCGAAAATATTAAGTGAGGAAATCAAAAAAGCGACAACAGAAAGCGCTAAAGGAATCGATACATTTATAAAATCAACTGAAAAGGCGAACAAGTTAAAATACGATTCGATAAAAGCCGATGAGCAAACGATAAAAATTAAGCAGCAATTAGTTAAGTTAGAGGAACTAGAGGAAAAAAGAAGATTATCCAAAGAAAAGGCGGATGCGCTGGCGATAACGAACGCTCAAAAACTGCAAAGAGAGGAAGAGCGAAAGGCGAAAGCAATAGAAAAGGCAGCCAAAGCGGCAAAGGATGAGGGAAATGCCTATAAACAATTAGAAAAAAACACTAGAGATTTAAAAAATCAGTCGAAACAATTAGCGGCTGAAATGCTTGTTTTAGAGAAAAACGGCAAACGTAACTCAACTCAATATAGAGATTTAGCCGCAAAATATAAAGAGGTGACGAGAGCGGCCCAGGATGGGGATGCGGCTCTAAAGAAAATAGACGGAACGGTCGGGGATAATTTTAGAAACGTCGGAAATTATGCGGGAGCCGTTAATAAATTAAGGAATGGCCTGGCTCAATTAGGCCTCGCGTTTGGTATTGGAACAATCGTTAGGGATGCGGGAAAATCAATAGTTGAATTCGACCAAAAAATAGCGGATTTAGTATCTATCACGGGAGCGAGTGGGAACGATTTAGAATTTTTCAAAACTCAATCGATTGAACTAGGAAAATCTGTAACGGGCGGAGCCTCGGCAGTAATTGAGGCTTATAAGTTAATCGGTTCGGCAAAACCCGAACTATTGCAGAACGCTGCGGCTTTAGATGCCGTAACGCAAAGCGCAATTACGTTAAGCCAGGCCTCGGGGATGGATTTACCCGCAGCGGCAACGGCTTTAACGGATGCGATGAACCAATTTGGAGCGCCTGCGGAAGACGCTGCGAGGTTTATAGATGCCCTGGCAAATGGGGCTTTATTTGGAGCGGCCGAGATTCCACAAGTAACAGAGGCTCTATTAAAATTCGGAGCGGTTTCAAAAACTGCGAATGTATCTTTAGAGGAATCAACGGCATTAATCGAAGCGCTAGCCGAGAAAGGTTTAAAAGGGGCCGAGGCAGGAACGGCGCTAAGAAACGTAATGTTAAAATTATCGGCTCCCGACGCGTTGCCGAGAGAGGCTAAAAGGCGTTTGGATGCTTTGGGGATTTCATTCGCAGACATTCAAGACACTAGCAAGCCATTTGCGGAGCGATTAGAGGCCCTTAAACCGCTTTTAAATGATAACGCTGCACTAGTTAAGGTATTTGGAACAGAGAACGCCGTAGCGGCCACTAATTTAATTCGAAACTCGCAAAGAGTGCAAGAATTAACGGCCGATATGTATACCCAGGGAACGGCAGCGGCCCAGGCAGCGGAAAGAAATAAAACTTTATCATTCGTTTTAAATCAATTAAAGGAATCATGGAACGCTCTAATTTTAGGGTTTACAAATGGTTCGGGAGCGGTATCGGGATTAACCGAGGCTTTGGGATTTGTGGCTCGAAATTTAGGCTCTATCGTTTCATTTATAGGAAAGGCGGCTCTAGCATGGGGAGCCTATAAAACGGCTTTAGCAGGGATTAAAATTTATGAAAGAACAAGGGAGTTTATAGCGTTTGGGAAAGCGATAGCAACGGGAAAGGTTTCAACGGATGGGGCGAGCGAATCGATTAAAAAAATGGGGAGCGCATTTAAGGCTATCGGATGGACGGCTCTTATAATGGCTATTACCGAGATTGCTATGGCTCTTTATGACGTAGCAACGGGAGCGGACAAAGCAAATGCCAGGGTAAAGGCTTTAGAAACAACCCGCAAAACGATAGCAGCCCAAAATAATTTAATAACTCAACAGATTAAAAACGAAATCGATGCCGAAAAAAAGAGGCTCGAAATGATGGTCGTTAGAAAAGAGTTAACGCAGCAACAAGCCGAACAAGAATATAAAAATTTCCTATTGAAAAAAGAATTTGTGGGAACGGAATCGGATTTCGAAACTAGAACGCAAAAGGATATTTATAGAAATAAATTCGATTTATTGAGAAAAGAGCGGGCCGATATTGAAAACAATATAAAATTGAAAGAATATGAAATAAAATTCTTAACTAAACAAGGCGCGTTTCAAAATCGATTAAAAATTTCGGGTTTGCAGGGAGAAATCCAGGCTTTAAAAGAGGGCCGAACAAGTTTAAATTCTTATTTGGTTTCTTTGCAGGGAGAACTATATCAAACTAATTTAAACATATTATCTAACGAGGATTATACCTCATCAACAGAGGATAAAAAGAAAGCCGTTAAAGCGTTAAATACTGAAATGGATATTTATAACGAGTATTTAACTATTCAAAACGATTTATTGGCAAAATTGGCCGAGATTCAAGAGGAACAAAAAATAAAAGAACTTTCCGACGATATCCAAAAAATAACCGATGAAATGCAAATGTTAGCGGATGAGGGGATAATTAGCAATTTTGACGAAGTTGAGGCCAGGATAAACGAGAGATATCAATTAGAATTAAAATTAATAGCGGATAAATTGGCAGCCGAAAAGGCAGCGATAACAGAAAAATATAGGCTAGAAAGCGAAAAGGCAAAGCAAGCCGTAACAGATAATTATTTAAAATTGATTAGCCAACAAGGCTTAACTCCTGCGGAAAAATCTAAAATAGAGGCTCAATATAAAGAGCAAATGGATTTATTAGCACAAGATCAACTTCAACGTAATGCGGATTTAGATTTAGAGTTAAAAATTCTAGATGAAAAGGCAAATAATGAGGAAATCGAACTCGAAAAAAACAAAAATGAGGAAATAATAAACCTCAAAAATGATTTAAATGATAGGATAGTAAACAAAGAAAATGAGATAGCGGATAATAAAAAAGAGGCCGATAAAAAAGAACTCGATAAAGAAAAGGAAATGCGCGACGCTCGAATAGCAATTATTGACGCAATAGCGCAGGCGGCCATTGAAGCCTCTCAAAGAAAAGTTGAGGCTATCGATAAAGAAATAGCAGCCGCGGAAAAACAAAGCGATTATTTAAAAGAATTAGCGGCCCAGGGAAACATCGATGCAAAAGAATCTTTGGCGGAACAAAACAGATTAATAGTTGAGGCCAATAAAAGAAAAGAAGCGGAATTGAGGAAACAAGAACGAATCGCATTTGCGAACACGGTATATCAAACGTATCAAAAAAATGCAAGCGATGAGGCCGTGAAAAATCCTTTAGCAAAAACAATAACAGACGTCACTCTTTTATCTCAATTTATTAAAAATTTCCCGACGTTCCTGGATGGAACAGAGGACACGGGAACCAATGGAATGGGTATAGATGGAAAGGGCGGATTTCATGCAATTTTGCACCCTAACGAGCGAGTATTGACCAAAGAACAAAATTCCATGATAGGAAATTTATCTAACGAATCCCTGGCAAAAATTGCG